CCGATGATGGCAAATGATGGCTGGAACATCAAGTACCTCAAGCCGAAGGAAGAGGGCGACCAGCCCCAGGCAATCCTGAGGGTCAAGGTCAGCTACAAGCGCAAGCCGCCGACAATCGTCCTGATCACCGAAAAGGGTGGCGGGGAGAAGTCCCGGACCACGCTTCCTGAGGACATGATTGACATGCTGGACTACATCGATATCGCGAAGGTCGACCTCATCGTCAACCCCTCGTGGTACGACTTCAATGGCCGGCAGGGTTATTCTGCCTACGTCAAGTCCATCTACATCACTATGCTCCAGGACGACCTGGAGAAGAAGTACGCGGATATCCCTGAAGTAAACGCAGCCAGCGTTCAGAAGGAACTCTCCGACGGCTTCGACCCGGCCTACAACGAACCGCTCATTGACTTGGGCGAGATCGACGAAGACTAACACAAATAAGGCTGGGGGCTGTCTTCGGGCGGCCCCCAGCACGTCCCTTTCTTTATTAGGAGAACACGATGGCTCGATACCGTCAGATCCCAGAGCTCGTAGATGCTCGTCAATTTACCGGCGGCCGTGAGAACGCCGAAGCGCTTCTTATTTGGCTCCGGTCCAAAGGTTGCGATGCAGAATGGGTGGACAACCAGACCGTGATGGATATCCATCTGGTCGAACGTCTTCAGTTTATAGCTCCGGGTTCAGAGAACATCATTCGCTCGGCATATCGCAAAGACTGGATTGTCCTCAAGGGTGTAACTTGGAAAATCTACCCGGAGAGGAAATTTCGTGAGCGCTTCGAAAAGATCTAAGTCAGGCAGTCCGGTTCCAAAGACCAAGCGCGATCTGCTTGCAAAGAAGGTATTCAACCGACTTCAAGAGGGCGTATCTCTTGTGAAGGAATTCCAGGGGCATATCACACCAATGGGTGAATCACTTATCACCCTCGAACAGTGGCGATATCTTCGTGGCAGCATCGTTGCCGATATGGCCCTACTGGCAGAGCTTGAGGGTAAGCCCTCCCCGATCGACATCATCGTCAAGTCCGAGCAAGAAAGAGCACTGGTGGAATTCTGATGAAAGACTTCTTTGAATGGCTCACTGTACTTTTCGGCATGATATTCATTGCCGGTCCCTCTAAGCATTAAGGAACGAAATGATCACTGAAACAACCCAGATCCTTAGCTGGATCATGACCACAGTCGGCTTCATCGGCTTCATTTTCGTTGGAAGGAAGGAGTGGTGGGGGTGGTACATCAACTTGGCCTGCCAGATTCTCTGGGCCATATATGCACTTGCTACTGCTCAACCGGCCTTTCTTGCTTTTGCTGCGGCATACTTCGTTATCTTCGCATTCAACGCCTACAAGTGGACGAAAGACCACCGCGTTGCCAAGAAGATCTGGGAGAGTGAGCCCGGCACAGTAACGAAGTTCGGCAATGCCACGATCACGCGACTTCCTGATGATTCCAAGGAAGAATCCAATCTCGTACAGCACGCTCGCCATGAACTCAAGCTGATCGGCGAGGACTTCAATGCAACCGAGTGGTATATCCGGGTCATCAAGGAATACTCACGCTTCGGTCATTCAGGTGGATCTGCATGGGCAACACTTCAGGTCCTCGAAGAACTGCTACGCTTCCGTCCGCTGACCGAACTCACGGATGATCCGGAGGAGTGGTTGTACCACGGTGCCGATATGTGGGATGGCAAGAACGGGGTGTGGCAGAACAAGCGGGACGGACGTATGTTCTCTGAGGACGGCGGTAAGACCTACACCTGCGTCGATGATCCAAAGGATGAGGATGGTACCCGCGAGGTCTATCACTCCATTTCCAAAGAGCAGTGGTTGACAGATCATGCCGACGTTTCAGCGAACTGAGACGGTAGACGCCCGTGAATTCACGGGTGGGTTAGAAAACGGCATGGCTATCTGTTTGTGGGTTAATTCCAACAACGGCATAGTCATGTATGACGGAAAGCATGATATAATCCTGCTTTCTGTTTGGGGTGAGATCTTCAATGTCCACAAGACAGACATGGTCGTACTCCGACAAGACGGTTTCTTCGAGCACATCCGCGCCGAGGATTTCCGTTTGCTCGGTTACAAGCAAGTTTGACACTGATACGAAGAGGTATATATGGGCGGTCTCAGGCCCATCGTTAAACCGGTATGCCCGCAATGCGGTATATCAATGCGGTACTATGCTCGCGATCCTAACATGCATCACAGTATGTGGGCTCTTACGGAAGCGAGCTATAAGCATTTGCAAGATGCCAACTGTAAACCACCCGAGGTACCAAGTGAGTTGTCCAAAGTGCGGAAGGCGCAAGTCCCTATTCGCCATCACCGTGGAAAACGAGTTCTTCGACTTCCACCATCCAAACGGCGCGCTATCGTGTGAGCCGGTCCCCATCGTCCTCAAAGGAAATAAAGAGAGTGCCTAACATGTCATCCGAAAAGGCTAAGTCCTTTAAGCCGAACCGTCCTCGTGTAGAGGGCTTGTTCGCAGTACTGAGGATCCGTGAGCGTGAATTGCTCAAGCTCAAGGGTCCTTGTTCCAATAAGAACTGCCGGCTGCACAAGGATCATCAGGGTCCTTGCGACGAACGCAAACCTAAGGAGTAATCCGCATGGTTATTCACGAGACACATGAGATGATTGTTACCCCAATCGGCACCGAAGAGTGTGCCCTTTGCTGGGCCTGCAAGTGCCATACGCCCGACACTGTCTTTGAAGAACCATGCAAGCGTACATTCGCCACGGAATAAACAGCTGAGAGTAAGATCTGCGGGGGTTTTACTCTCAGCTTTCCCCTATTGCTACGAATTGAAAAAGGTTAGGTCTCAGTTTGGTCTCAGAGCAAGAAGATTGGGTAGTCGTAGCCGAGTACCCAAATTACGCGGTCAGTAACCAGGGCCGTGTGCTTAACACCCAGTACAATCGTCTCCTTACCCCTCGTCCTAATGACAAGGGATATCATCGGGTGACGCTTTGTAATGAGGGTAAGTGCCGTGAATTCTACGTGCACAAACTCGTTGCATTTTGCTTCTTCAATTTTCCGCTGGAGGATCAGGTAGTTCACTACGATGGCGATATGGCCAACAACTCCGTGAGCAATCTATATCTTCGCAAGCGCGTTCGCCAGGACACCAGTGCTCGTCCGCTGGAAGGCTCTGAGACCGAGGAATTCAGAAGGCAATGGGGAAAGCGGGTACGTATCGTCGAGACCGGGGAGGTCTTCCGTACGGTACGTGACTGCGCCAGCTATATCAATGGTGACTACAGCAGCATATATGCTGTTCTCCGCGGTCACCGTGATTCTCATCGCGGCTTTACGTACGAGTATCACTGATGTGTCAAGAGTGTGGAGAGGATCTTATTCCTCTCGTCATCAACAAAGCAACAGGCAAGATATACGCAGCCTGTCAGAACTGTAGTCGAACGACCACGCTAACTAAGGAAGAGTCCGATGGAATACGTTACCATTGAGTGCATGAACCCTAAACCCCATGCCCCCCATACATGGCGTGAGGGTTTCCTGTGGCACCGCAAGCGGGAATGCAAAGGTTGGATTGGTAAGTCCGCCTGGCTTCGAAAGAACCATCGACATAATCTGATATTCGATCGCCAAGCATCGGATGTTCTTTTCATGCATTGGGCATGTGATGTTCTGGGGTGTGATCAAAGCCATACTCGGATGCGACGAGATTTTAATTGGGAGACTGTCGGTCTACCCAAAGTTAGAGAACGAGCACTTACTGTGGTCTACAAGAAGCAGAAGATCTAGTGGCTCAGACAGATGCGCTGCATCGGTTCTCTAAGATCCGGTGCTGCGGCCAAAAAGTCCCACACAAACCCCACGTCTTCTATCAGGATGCTGGATTGTACATGGGCAGCACGGTTTACAAATGTACCGGGTGGCAGTGCACCAACGTACATATACATGAAGAGGTGAATGACCATGGCAGTAACGCTATGGGCGGAACAACTAAAAGCATTGGAGAAGATGCATAATGGATGCATACTCAACGGAGATGTTGGATCGGGCAAATCGATCACTGCTGCGGCTTATTTCTACACTAAGGTCTGCGGTGGAGATCTTCGTGTCAACGGTTTCGGCGGTCTTGGTGACATGTCGAACCCTCGCGATGTTGTTGTCATCACAACTGCACGCAAACGGAAATCCCTCGATTGGGAGAAAGAATTCGTGGCGTTCGGTATATCGACCAACCCGGAAACATCGGTCTATGGTGTACGGCTTACAGTTGACTCATTTAACAACATCGAGAAGTATGCGGATGTAAAGGATGCCTTCTTCATATTCGATGAACAAAGGTTGGTGGGAGCTGGAGCCTGGGTCAAGGCTTTCATTAAGATTGCAAAAGCTAATGAGTGGATCATGTTGTCCGCCACACCAGGTGACAACTGGATGGACTACTGTCCTATATTCATTGCTAATGGATTCTATAAGAACCGAACTGAGTTTGTCCGGGAGCATGTGGTCTTTAAGCGTTTCTCCAAGTTCCCCCAGATTGATAGATACGTTGAAGAAGGTCGACTTGAGCGTTATAAGCGATCCCTCATCGTCCATATGCCAGTCCCTCGTCACACAAAGCGGCATATACGAAACATCATGGTCGAGAATGATAAGGCAGCATTTAGAAGAGTCCATGTCGACCGATGGAACATCTATGAGGATAGGCCCATTAGAGATGTGGCTGAACTCTTCCGTGTCATGCGAAAGCTCGTTAACTCAGACCCGAGTCGAATATCAACTCTCGATCGGCTTTCGAGAGAGCAGCACCCCAAGCTCATTGTCTTCTACAATTTCAACTACGAGCTTGATGTCCTAAGGGAATACGCAGAACGACGGGGTATCGAATATGCGGAGTACAACGGGCAGATCCATCAGGATGTGCCGACCTCTGACAACTGGCTTTATTTCGTCCAGTACACCGCAGGAGCTGAGGCATGGAACTGTATCACTACGGACGCCATGGTTCTCTTCAGTCTGAACTACAGCTACAAGATCAACCAGCAGGTGCTTGGACGAATAGATCGTGCCAACACACCATTCATCGACCTGCATTACTACATACTCAGGTCAAATTCAGTGATCGATAATGCGATCCTGAGGTCCCTTGCGACTAAGAAGTCGTTTAATGAAAAGGAGTTTCTCAATGACAAACGAAGCTACGCCAAAGCAGCATAAAGTCGTTCGGTTTCCGATCTACGACAAGAATACGAACCAGGAGCTTCATGAGTTCTTGGAGATCGATGTGGAGACTTTCTTCGAAGGCCCCAGAGGGTTGGCTCGTCGTTGTCGAATCGTCGAGTTCCCGGATCCAACACCGGAGCAGGAGATCGACATCATCGATCGGATCATCCATGGTCTTCCAGTAAACGCTATCGCGATTCCACATCCATCACATGAGGGTATTGCTGATATCGTTGAGGAGTATATGGAAGAGAAGGGTAAAGAGCTTCAAGGTAATCTGCATGATCTTGGTGTCAAGCTTTATGACGTCGCCTCTCTTCATCCGGTAGAGCTCAACGCCTGGACCAGGATCCCTGAGTTCGATAACTACGAGGTCAATCCATTGGGGATGGTCCGCAGCCGTTGGACCAAGCGCGAGCTAGAAGTCGCTACCATCGGTGATGAAAAATCTGTTGAAATGCACGACAAGGACGGCTTCTCTCACGAAGTCAATATTCGTCTCATCATGGAATGGACATTTGGTAAAAATGTGGAAATGTAACAAGTGCGGTACCACCTACGAACGTAAAAACGCAGCCGGTAGTTGCTGCCATGACAGCCAAGCTGTAAGAAACTAAGGAGAACCACAATGTCCCAGACACTATATATGCCTGGAGAAGCCTCAGCCATGGTGAAGACCATGTGTGAGCGAGTAGACCTTTCACAGAAGGTCGGTGGATATATCATGACCATGGTTCGTATCCACAACCACCTTCCTGGCGGTCTCATAGATATGGTCTTGGTAGCTCAGGCCATCAAGTACGTGTCTGAGCACCAGGAAGATCTCAGGCCACAGTTCAAGAAGGACTACTACCAACCAGGTACGGTACGAGAACCCACAAATACTCGCACTTGGTACAAGCCCGCTAACTAAATTACGTAAGGTCTCAGCATAATGTCGGAATGGCGTACCCTTCCTGAATTCCCTAAGTACGAAATCACATCTGATGGGGATGTGCGTAACCGGGAGAGCAAGAAGCAACTGAACGAAATTGAAAACAAGAAGACTGGGGCATGGTCTTACAGCCTTCGTCGTGCTGATGGGTTCAGTACCTGTCGGCATTACGAGGGCCTTATTTACAGCGCATGGCCGGAACTCAAGCCTGCGCCTAAGCCTAAGGTAGTAGCGCCAAAGAAGCCCAAGCGTGCCCCACGGCGGAAAGCTGACGAGTGGCGGGATATCCCAGGCTTCCCGCGCTACCAGATCAGTAAGGACGGTATCCTCAGGTACAAGTCCAACAAGCAGCTGATCAAGCCTAAAGAGGGTAAGGTGACCCTCACTACGGCATATCCAGTCGAGAATCTCATGCAGGCCGTATTTGGGGCAGCAGCATGAGGAACTGGCGCCCTGTCCCGAACTTTCCACTCTATGAGATCGACCGGAACGGTATGGTCAAACAGGTGCTGGACGGACGAACATTGCAGACCAGTCAGAACAACTATGGAGAACACTACCACTTGGAATCACCGAGCGGTCGTGTAGTCGCTATGAAAAAAGTAGAGCTCATGCAATGGGCATTCCCTAAGGAGTAACATGATTAACCCCGATATTCACATGGCGGTGACCAAGACCGCACGTGACTTGGCTGACACGCTTGACCAGAAGATCCTGGATTTCTTTGGATCAGAAGAGCAGCTCAAGGCTTACGCGCATTTGTTCGTCATCGAGCATCTGCCTACCGGTATCTCAACGGTGCCATCGGAAATTGGCAATCAGTTCATTTTCCATGTCGAAACAGAAATTCGTATCCGGCCTAAGACAATGGCCGAGTTGGAGGCAGAGAAGAATGTCTAACACCATCCACATCATATTTGGTAACTACACACATGCTGGGGCTTACTCTCAGCGCAAGGTGGTCAACCCGGTCCATATCCTCGTCGCTACGCATCCCGAGCGGATCCAGGCAATGATGAAGGAGTCGGTCACCACCATCAAGCTCATCCGGTTGCCTAAGGAAATATGGGAGCCGACTACTCACCCCTGCAAGACGCGGGTAGATGAGACGGAGCGCATCGTCAAGGGATATCAACGTCTGGGAGTCACGGTAGTAGAGGAGAACGGGTTTTGAGCAACGGAAAGCTTGAAGTAACGCAGTGGCAGTTCGAGCACTTCATCGATCTCATGATGGGACGGCGGCGTCGCGATGAAAAGGACGACAAGGCCTTCTGGGATATCCTCTGGAAGTGGTCAAAGGCTCACATGGAGATTGTGAAGCCTCCCGTCAAGGATGCTGGACTTAAGACGATATATGTCTTCTTCGGCTACAAGCAGGATGCCACACACTACCGGCTTTTCTGGGACATCCGTCCGGAAGATATGATCCTTGCTCGGGACTTCGACAAGCTGGAAGGTCTGCGGGCTCGGATCGTACGGGTAAACCAGGACAGCGAGTGGTCACGGCTCAACTGGCACCATGCCATATCCTACAAAGCTCGGGATATGTGTAACCACATCGAAGCCATGTGTGGTGGCTAATGCTCCCTGAAGCAAAAGTTACAATCCTGGTAGAGACCTTCAACGGCGTCGATGTTATTCAGGTGCCGTTAGCCGTAAAGCCTGAGTTTGGCACAAGCAGGACGTACGACCTTGAGGGTAAACCAGCAAACGAGCATCATGTCGCATTCGGCTGCTATGCCCTCTACGATATCGATCAGAACATCATCGCAAATCAAGAACTGAGGAGAGGCGTCACAATGGATGACGTCATCCTCACAATGGCCAGGGATATCCTGAGAAAGAAGTAAGAACAATGATCTGTGACAACTGCGGTGTAGAGATCCACTACTATCCGATATTTGGGTGGTACCACGGCGACATCAAGGGTGGCTGGAATACCACTTGCCGGGATGGGGATGCACCTACCAGAGCTGAACCAATTCGGGATCTCCCTAACAACATCGAACTCGGCGGGGAGCACGACTAGTGGACTGGCTAGGCCCATGGGTGGTGCTGGGAGTCGCTGTTATGTGGCTGTTAGTACTAATATGGTTCGCTAAGAACTACCACGGAAGAGGCTAGGGAGCGTCGGGGAGCAGCTGGGAAAGCTGTACGTACGCATATCCTGTGGCCACTTATGGCCAGTCTGCCCACTTATTAAAAAAAGTTGTGGGCGTTTGTGCCCAAGTTTCGGAACATGTGGCCAAAAAAAGTGGGCAAAATGGCCAAAAGTGAAATCAAAAGTGGGCAGAGGTTTGGCACGAAAACACCCTGATTTGGCCTAAAAAGGGTCATTTTGGGGTGTTTTCGTGCCCACAAATAGCCTGTTTTGTCCAAGTTGGCCAAAAACCCACTTTTTCTCTTATAAACTTTTCTGAAAAAAAAAAGGGGTATTATAGAAAGTTTGGGTTTTGTCCCAAAAAAGTGGGTAAGTGGGCAGACCCGGATACTTGGTCATTGCCCACGCATTAAAAACATAGGTTATGATGATAGGAATAGAATGTCGCTAGCGACTGGAGCACGATCTATTCACTATCCTTTTCTTTTCTGAGGTCTCATGCCACCAAGCAAAAAACAGAAGTTGGAGAGCGACTTCAAGGGGGACACCATTAAGGAGATTCGCGCACTCTTACCAGGTTGCGAGATCCTCCACAATGATGCCAACTATATTCAGGGGATCCCTGATACGCTCGTCCTTTATAGGTCCCGTTATGCAATGCTTGAATGGAAGCGCCACGCTAATGCAGCGAAGCAAGCCAACCAAGAGTATTACGTAAGCAAATTTGATGACTGGTCCTATGCGTCCTTTATCGAACCTGAGAATAAAGAGGCAGTACTAAATGAACTTCAATCAGCACTTGGAGCTCCAAGGGCATCACGCACTCCTAAGCGCTAGCACCTACAGCTGGACCAACTACGATCTCGACAAGCTTGAAATATGGTTTGCTCGACAGCTGGCCAAGCAAGAAGGCACGGCGCTCCATGATCTCGCTGCAACCCTAATCAAATTTGGACAGCGTCTTCCTGAAAGCAACAAGACCCTGAACATGTATGTCAACGATGCCATTGCGTATCGCATGACACCTGAACAGGTTCTCGCATATTCTCGGAACTGCTTTGGTACTGCCGATGCAATCTCGTTCCGTGATGGTCTTCTCCGGATCCACGATCTTAAGACTGGTATCACTAAGGCTTCTATGCGACAGCTGGAAGTCTACGCTGCTTTGACGTGTCTGGAATATGACCTCAAGCCCGGCGAGATCAAGATGGAGCTTCGCCTCTATATCAACGACGAAGTACAAGTCCATGAACCCGATGTGATGGTTATTGCTCAGATCATGAGTACCATCCAAGTATTCGATCGCCGCATTGAGGAAATGAGGGAGGAGTCCGCAGCATGACAGAACAAGTAGATACCGAACTCTTCCATTATGGCACTCTCCGCAAGTCGGGTAGATATGAGTGGGGTAGTGGTGAGAACCCTGGACAGCGCAATCGCGAATTCCAGCAATATGTAGACAACCTCCGTAAGTCAGGTCTCTCTGATTCCGAGATCGCTAAGGGTCTCGATATTAGTCGTGTCCAGCTTCAGGCCAACCTGGCGCTTATTAAGCACCAGCAGAAGCAAGAACAAATTGAACAGGCTCGCGAACTCAAGGGTCAAGAGCTGTCCAACGTGGCCATTGGTCTTGAAATGGGTATCAACGAATCCTCTGTCCGTGCTCTCCTTGCTGAGGGCGCTGAAGAGAAGAATGCGAAACTCAAGGTCACCGCGGATATGCTTCGTGAGCAGGTTGACGCAAAAGGAATGATTGACGTCGGCACTGGTGCCCACTACTTCATTCCTGGTGTGAGCCCGGACAAATTCAATCAGGCAGTAGCGATGCTTCGCGAAGAGGACTACAACCTCTACAACTTCCAGATTGACCAGGCTACCACTGGCAAGAAGACGAATATGAAAGTCTTGGCTCGACCTGACATCGAATACAAAGCGGTGTATCAGGAGCTTGACAAGATTCACCAAATCAAGGACTTCACGGATACGGATGGTAACTCATTCGCAACCATTCAGAAGCCCCTTGCCGTTGACCTCAACAGGGTTGGCGTTCGGTATGCCGAAGAAGGTGGCGCCACTATGGATGGCGTTATTCATGTTCGTCGCGGTGTGGAAGACATCTCGTTGGGCAATTCCAAATATGCACAGGTTCGTATCGCTGTAGGTGAAGGCAAAGAAGGCACCCACTACCTCAAAGGTATGGCTGTCTACGATGACAACCTTCCCAAAGGCGTCGACCTCATGTTCAACACGAACAAGTCGAACACCGGAAATAAGCTTGATGCAATGAAGCCTCTGAAGGAGGACAAGAAAACCGGACAGGTGGATGACACCAACCCATTCGGTGCTATTGTTCGCCAACAGTTCAAGAAGGATGAACAAGGCAACTTCCTTCTCGACTCTAAAGGAAATAAGCAGCTCTCCTCGGCAATGAATATTGTCAATGAGGAAGGTAGCTGGGATAAGTGGGGCAAAAATGTCGCCTCACAGATGCTCTCGAAGCAGTCTGTAGGACTCGCCCAGCGCCAGCTTGATTTGAAGCACAAAGCGATGATCGATGATTATGATGAGATTATGTCTCTGACTAACCCGACCATTAAGAAGAAACTCCTGCAATCCTTCGCGGATAACGCAGACTCTTCCGCGGTGCACTTGAAAGCTGCTGCTATGCCCCGTCAGCGGACTCAGGTTATTCTTCCGAGCGAGTCCATGAAGGATAACGAAATATATGCACCTAACTTCAGAAATGGAGAAAAGGTTGTACTGATTCGTTACCCCCATGGTGGAACTTTCGAGATCCCTGAGCTCACTGTAAATAACAGTCGGTCAAATAAAGCGATCGATCCTGTTCGCGGTGCCAAAGATGCGGTTGTCATCAACCATAAGGTTGCGGAACGTCTGTCTGGTGCAGACTTTGATGGGGACACGGTCCTCGTTATTCCGAACAATGACAGGTCTATCAAGACCAGGCCTGCGCTTACTGCACTTAAGGGCTTCGATGCCAAGGCCAAATATGCCATGCCTGAAGAGGCCATTGGGATCAAACATGCGAAGAACCCTAACGGCCTAACTGGTCGGTTGATGGGCGATATCTCGAACCTCATCACGGATATGACTATTCTGGGTGCCTCTGAAAATGAGCTTGCTCGTGCAGTTAAACACTCGATGGTCGTAATTGATGCACAGAAGCACCACTTGAACTACAAGCAGTCGGCTAAGGACAACCAAATCCCGCTGCTCAAGGTTAAGTATCAGGGCCGTGCAGATGGTGGTGCGTCAACGCTCATCTCTAGGTCGACTTCATCTGAGCACGTTGAGAAACGTACTCTTCGTAAGGCTAAAGATGGTGGCCCTATTGATCCAGAGACTGGTAAGAAGGTCTATGTCAAGACTGGTGAAGGGTACACCAATGCCAAGGGTGTATGGATTCCTCGTAAAGAAGAGTCTACTAAGATGGCAGAGGTGGATGATGCTAGGAAGCTGATCCCTAAGGATCGTCCTATCAGCATGACTGAGATGGAACGCGTCTATGCAGAACACGCTAACCGTCTCAAGGCCCTTGCTAATACGGCTAGGAAAGAGGAGTTTCATACCCCCCCTTCTCCATGGTCGAACTCTGCCAAGAAGGCCTACGCTAAAGAAGTAGCCTCCCTCAATGACAAACTAGAGACCGCCCTCCGAAACGCACCCCTAGAACGACAAGCCCAGGTCTTTGCCAACGTCCGCATCAAGGCGACTACACAGGCAGAACCTGACATGGACAAGAAGGAACTCAAGAAGCTTAAGACATTGGCCCTTGAGGAAGCCCGTAACAGGGTTGGTGCTAAGAAGAAGCGTATCGAAGTAACGCCTATGGAATGGGATGCCATTCAGGCTGGTGCTGTTAGTCCTAGTAGGTTGAAAGACATACTGGACAACATGAAGGATGAGGACATCAAGGCTCTGGCTACACCACGTACCCAGATTGCTATGAGTCCTGTGAAGAAGGCTAGAGCAGAAGCTATGCTCAAGGCCAACTACACTGCTGCTGAAGTAGCTGATGCCCTAGGTATCTCTGTGTCCACACTTAACAACTCTTTGAAGGATGGTGAATGACAGTGGCTAATGCAGATCCAGTAATGATCACAACTACTGACAATCCCCATAGTCCATTCACTGAGTTCGATGAGTGGCGTAGATGGGATGAAGCCCATGGCTATTACACCCTGGCCTACCTAGCACGAGTCACTCGTTCGTCTGATGAACTTTCTTTATCAGATCAGGAGCTGGCTATCGAACAGGCAATTGATGAGATTGCTGAACACAACATAACCGGCATGTATAAAGTAGTCACTCAGTCTTCGGAACAAAATTCTAAAGCTGCTTGACAATTTTTCGTTGACGGGGGGAGGGGTCTCGCAAAACGGACCCCCCCTCTGCAT